GAGATTATACAAGGGCAAAAGAATACCGGCAAATGCTCTTAAATGTATTCAGATTCTTGAGGAGTTTACCGATAGGTATTTGAATATCGGCATAGCAGGATTTAACTATGTTATGTTCGTAACCGATAACACTAGAAAACCCTTTGTAAAGAATGTACATGTCTACAGCTCACTACTGATTAAGAACGATATGCCGTTCCGGTGGAGAATGAAATATAATGAAGATGTTGATTTATGTCTGCAGGTATTACATAATGGCTTATGCACTATATTGTTTAATGCTCTGATGATTCATAAAACCTCTACAACTACAAAGATGAAAGGTGGTAATCAAGATGAATTATATAAAGGTAATGCATACGAAAAAAAAGTTTTAAAGGCGAGAAGTATTGAAGAGATCTGGCCAAAATATGCAGAAACTAAAATACGATTTAATAGACCTCATCACGTAGTTGATTGGAAAAAGCATTTTAAACAACCACTAATTAGAAACCCTTTAATAAATTTTGACGAACTTAGTAAGGTAAACAATCACTCGTTGAAATTAAAAGCAGTAAAAGACGTTAAAAGCGACTCTATGAAGATTCTGCTAAAAGAAGCAAACAACAACGAGAATACACCGAGAAAAGATGAATGAAGATAATTTAAAAAAACCATGGAAAAAAGGACAAAGCGGAAACCCTGCAGGTCGTCCGAAAGGTTCTAAGAATAGAAGTACGATAGCACAATTTTGGTTACAAACTGAACAGAGTGTCAAGAACCCAATAACCGGAGACATTGAAACAATGACTCAAGAGGACTTAATCACTCTGAGCCAAATTAAGAAAGCACGAGAAGAGGACACCGGAGCGTATAGAGCATTAATGGATAGTGCTTATGGAAGTCCTATTCAACAAATAGAAGAAACGCAAATGCCTACGCTAGACTTGTCCGGATATACTGCAGAAGAAATCAAAGAAATATTGAATTCGGATAAAAAGAATGATAAGTAATGACCTCAACATTTCTCCAGATCTTATACGGCAGGGGTTCCGAGCAAGACTCGCATACTTAGAATTTTGGGAGTTTTGTAAATATTATGATGAGCCATTTTTTAGCAAGAGAATATTCTTAAAAGAAATTGCAGATGCCTTTCAAGATATTGAAGAGGGTAAACTTAAATCGTTAGCGGTCAGTATGCCCCCGAGAGCTGGGAAGTCGTACATAACATCTTTGTTCTGTGCTTGGACTATAGGCCGAAACCCTACTGATTCAGTAATGAGAAACACTTGTACGGCGACACTATATGTTAAATTCAGTTATGATGTTAGGGCCATAGTTAAGTCTTTAGAATTTCAACAAGTATTCCCTAATGTAAAACTATCAGATGACAAAAAGAATCTAGGTGGGTGGAATACAAATAAATCAAAAATGGTAGGTTACTTTGGAGCCGGAGTCGGTGGAACTATTATTGGTTTTGGAGCGACTAAGGTAGGCATAACCGATGACCTTTATAGAGGGTTGGAAGATGCTATGAGTTCAACAATTAACGATAAGATAATTCAATGGAAAGAAGCAACACATGATTCAAGGTTTGAATCCGGTTGTGCAAGAATAGACATAGGCACGAGGTGGTCGCTATTAGACGTTATCGGCAAAAATATAGACTCTAATACTTACGAGAAAATTATCAACGTTCCTGCATTAAATTCTGAGAATGAAACTTTCTGCGACTCAGTAATGACAACCGAAGAATATCTATCTAAAAAGAAACGAACTGCACCGGAGATCTGGAGTGCTGAATATATGCAAGAACCGGTTGATGTAGGTGGCCGATTGTTTAATGATATCAGTTATATTGAACCGGATAGATTCCAAAAGATTTACGCAGATGTTGAAGTACAAGGAGCATTGGCCTATATTGATGTTGCGGACCAAGGTAAAGACTATACGGCTATGGCCGTTGCCCTTTTGATATCCGGTAAAGTATATCTCGCCGATGTCATATATACTCGTGAAAATACCGATATAACAATTCCTTTATGCTCAGAACTGTTGAAGAAATGGGGTGTAAGTTACTGCAGGGTTGAATCAAATAGTATGGGAGCAATGTTCGCTAGACATTTACAGAAAACGACAAACACTAAAATCCTACAAGTACATAACACTAGTAATAAAGAAACTAGAATTTTGATGAATTCGGCTTGGATTCAAAGTTTAGTAACCTTTGTTAAAAACGAAGACCGAGATTCTCAGTTGTTTATGCAGTCAGTATTGACATATTCAAGAGATGGAAAGAATAAAAATGATGACGCTCCGGATTGTTTAGCCGGTCTTTCAATATTCGCCCAATCAATGTTTAGATCTGGACTGACTTGAATTTGCAAAATTAATCATTAACTTTACACAATGAAGAATCTATTATGAACGGAAATTTTCTCACTAATCTATTTAAAACCGGTAACGAGTACACCAATAGATTTATAAATCAAGTGACCGGTAGGATGCCGTATGCTAATCAAGTATGGGGTAAAAAGGAAGCCGTTTGGGTTGATACTAATGATGCTTGGAGACTCTTTGTTGAGATACCAGAACTGAGAGCAATCATTGATAAAAGAGCAGAAATGATGTCAACGAATAAACCATGCTTGTATGATAAGAATGGCGAAAAAGTTGAATCCCATTGGCTCGTAGATTTATTTCAAAATCCTAATGCGATGCAGAGCTGGAATGATGTCATCTATAGTTTATCAGTACAAGATGCGCTTTATTCAAATGCTTTTGCTTATTGCCCAAAAAGGTCTTTTGATATACGAAATCTAATCGTTCCGCTTCCTGCTAATAAAATTCAAATTAATCTATCCGGTAAGAAGTTAAACGCTATGGATAATGAAGACCTCATCACGAACTTTAAGTTTACATACGACGATGATAGTAAGGAGACAATTGAGTGGCAAGATATGTTATACTTTACGACCGACGATGGAATGAATTTGGTCAAGCCAATCTCTAGGATAGACTCGTTGAGATATCCGTTGTCAAATATCAAAGCACAATATCATAAAAGAAATGTCCTGCTAGAAAATATTGGTTCAATAGGAATCCTATCAACTCAGAGTAACGATATGGGTGGTGCTATTCCGATGACTCCCGAAGAAAAGGAAACGATTCGACGAGATTGGTACCGTAGGTCCAAAGATGAATTAATGATAACTGAATCCCAAGTAAATTGGCAACCGATGTCATTTCCTACAAAAGACCTAATGTTGTTCGAAGAACTTACTGCAGATAAGATTGCAATAATAGATGCTTATGGCCTTTCAATTAACTTATTCAGTACCGAAAAGGGTGCTACATTTAGCAACGTTAAGGACTCTATTCGTATGGTTTACACCGATACTATTATACCGGAAACGCAGTCGATGTACAACTCCTTAATGAAGCAACTTGGACTGGATAAAGAATACTATTTAAAAGCAGAATTTCATCACTTACCGGTTCTACAAGTAGATGAAAGAGATAAGGCCGAAGTCACTAAACTTAAAGCAGAAACACTTGAGAAAATAGCGGCACTTGGTGTTGAATTAACTCCGGAAGAAATCCGGCACGTAACCGGTCTTGATAACGAAGAATATTGATATGAAAATTAATAACATTTATAATACAAAAGAATCTCTTGAGGTCAAGGATCTGGATACAAATAGTCGACAAGTAGCATTGTACTTATCTAAGTTTGATACAATGGATTCAGATAATGACATAATCAGAAAGGGAGCATTTAAAAAATCTATCCGAGAACGTGGAGTAAAATCAAAATCAAATAGAAAAATTGCATTTTTAAGACATCACGATTGGCAACAACAAATAGGAAAATTCGTTGAACTAGCCGAGGATGATTATGGTCTATATGCAGTCGGAGAGCTGGGCCGTTCTAGTGCCGGAGATGATGCCCTTGCAGATTATCAAGATGGAATAATCAGAGAACATTCAATTGGCTTTGAATACGTTTCAGATAAGACTAAATGGATTGAGGACACTACTATGAAAAGTAATGGATTTTATGAGATTAAAGAAGTAAAACTTTGGGAGGGTTCGGCCGTAACTTTTGGCTCGAATGAGTTTACTCCGGTAATAGAAATGAAAGGTCAAGACAAATCTGATTATATCGAAAAAATTAATGACGAACTAAATGTCTGCATTAAGGCATTAAGTATAGGAAGTGGAACCGATGAAAGACTCCACGAAATAGAAATGAAAATCAAGTTTTTAAACTCTCAACTTGTGTTACTTGCTAGAACTGAGCCGACTACTAAAAGTCACCCAGATCTTAACAAGCCAACTACTGAGATAGTAGAAAATTTTGATTGGAATAAGGTTGTAAAAAGTTTACAATCATAAGTAATAACTCAAAAAAACAGAAAACGTGAGTGATACAAATTTAACCCCCGAACAAGCCATTGAAAAAATCAATGAAGTGTTCAATGAAAAGTCGGCTTCGTTCAGTACAAAAGAAGAACTAGAAGCAACGACAACTGAGATGAAATCTCAAATCGATTCTTTAAAAGGAATGGAAGAAAAAAGTGCAGAAATCGAAAAAGCAATCGCAAGAATTGAAGGCCGTTTTGAGTCCTTTAATGAAAAAGCAAGTGTGTCTGAATATGCTCCAAAATCTTTAGGTCAAAAAATGTTTGACGTTTATGCTAAAAACATAGAAGCAATCAAGGGAGCTGTCGAGAAAGGTGGAAAAGTAAATTTAAACACTAAAACTACAACGATTGCAAATGATTACACCGGCGATTATGCCTTAACTGATTTTGACACTCAAGTTGATGAGGTAGTTCGTAAAAGATACGGAATCCTTGAGAACTCTAATACCGGTGCAACTACCGGCAAATTTGTTACTTACGTTCAACAAACTGCAGGTTCAACAGCAGGGTGGACATTAGAAAGCAAGCCAAAAACTGAGGGCGAACCAACTTGGGAAGAAATAAGCGAAGAGGTAAAAAAGATTGCTTGTTATGTTAAGGTATCAAAAGAGATGATTGAAGATTTGTCTTTTATCAGAGCAGAAATCAACAACGATTTAATGTTATCAGTAAAAGATGGTGTTGAACAAGCGCTATTAACCGGTAACGGTGTAGGCGAAATTAAAGGACTTCTTGATGCTACAATGGGATTGCCGGCATTCGGTGCAGGTCCATTTGCTTTAAGCGTTCCGGGTGCGAACATTTCTGATTTATTAAGAATTGTTATGGCTCAGATAGAAGCGGCAAATTTTACTCCTACACACATCATTATGAACCCACAAGATATTGCTTTATTGCAAATCACAAAGGGTACTGATTTGACGTACACATATCCAATGTACTTGCCTACGCAAGATGGATCTGGAGAAATGAGAATCGCAGGAATGAGAGTGATTTCATCTACATATATTGCTCAAGATAAATATGTTGTTGGAGACTTGTCAAAATTGAATGTAAGATTCAGAGACAATATCGCAATGTCAGTAGGTCTTGACCAAGATGATTTCACAAAGAATATGATTACAATTTTAGCAGAAGCAAGGTTGGTTTCTTACATTAAGAACAATCAAAAACCTGCATTTGTAGTTGGGACTTTAACAACTGATATCCTCGCTATCACTGCACCTTAATTTATAAATTTATAAACCATGGACAAGAAGAAATTAGAAAACAAAAAAGCACGAGAAGAGCGTAAAGAAGAACGTCAAGAAAAACGTGCCGAAAGAAAAACAAAAAGAAAGTCTAAAGCCAAAAAGGAACTTGACATTTCGATAGACACTAAACGAGTTGATATAGATATTGACCGAGATGCCGAGGGCAACGTTGAAGTGAGCTGGGATGGAAAGCACATTGATGGTAAGTACTCAAAGAGTAAAGATGGTAAGGTAACTTTGGAAGTTGAAATCAACGATAAAGAAACCTATCTTTTTGAAGCCAATGGCACTAATAGAAAATTGCCCAAGGGTACGATTTACAAATTAACCGGTGCAGTCATTAAGTCTTTCATAAGACAAAAATATGGAAAATTAAAAAAGTAAATAATGTTTTTACAACCTAGTGATTTCATAGACAAGTATGCCCTTTCAACCGGTATGTATAGCACGTCAAAATTGACATCTTACATACTGAAATATGAAAAGCAATATCTTGTCCAATTATTTGGAGCAAATTTATATAATGAGTTTGTTGCAGATTTAAACGGCTTGACTCCCAACGTTCCACTTAGTCCTAATTTTACAAAGGTATTTGAACCTTTTACTGAGGACGTTAGTGGATTCTCCGGATCTGGAGTGTTATATAATAACATTATAAATCTAGGGAATGGGATATTGATGTCGGAGGGAATACTAGAAATGTTAAAAGGGTTCATTTATTTTGAGTTTTCACGAGACTTAATGAATCAACAAACACCTTATGGTAATGTTAAGCAAATGGCCGAAAACTCTATCGTTGTAGATTCTCCTCATTCACTTATGTGGGAGCGTTACAACGAGGGGCAAAAAACTTACGAAACTATTCAACAATACATATCATTAAATGGCCCATTTAACGTGGGCCAATTAGTGAGTTTTGATACGTTAGTAAGTGGAACCGGTTACATGGATGGAACTTATTATTTATCGGGTGGATCTGGGC